GAGTTTGATATGCAGCTCGACGGCAGCGCAAGGGCTACATTCCTCAAAGATCAGATTGACAGCACCCTCGACAATATGAGCAATATCGTGGAGATGTGGTGTGCGCTGGGAGGCATCGTATTGAAGCCCTACGCAGCCGGAGCCAACGAGGAGACCGGGAACCCGGACCACATCGAGGTGGACGTGGTACAGGCTAACCGCTTCTACCCCACGGCCTTTGACAGCAACAAAGAGGTCACCGGGGCCGTATTCGTGGACACGAAGCGCGTCGGGGATTACATTTACACCCGCCTCGAGCATCATTCTCTGGTGGGCGAACACTACACCGTTGTCAACAAGGCGTTCCGCAGCGAACGGCTGAATGCCATGACGACGGAGGACGATCAAATAAGCGTCGAACACCCGTTCATGCAGGAGATTTCGCTGGAACAGGTGGAGGACTGGAAGGGCATACAGCCTGTGGTCGAGATGGACGGCATTGAAAAGCCGTTTTTCGTATATATCAAGACACCGAGGGCAAACAACATCGACCCTCATTCCCCGCTGGGGGCCAGCGTCTACGCACGGGCGCGGGACCTCATCGAGGAGGCAGACAAACAATTCAGCCGGACCCTTTGGGAGTACGAGGCGAAAGAGGCAGCCATCGACGCTGATGAGACCCTTTTCACCACGGACCGCAAGGGAAACCCGGTACTACCTTCCGGCAAGGAACGTCTATTCCGCACCTACGATGTGGGTAACGGCAGTGAAAAGACCGCATTTTTGCAGGCTTACAGCCCGGAAATCCGGGACGCGGCCATGTTCAACGGCCTCAACAAGATTTTCCGCAACATCGAATTTCTGTGTGGGCTTGCCTACGGAACCATATCGGATGCGAACGGAGCATCCGCAGCGGAGCGGACGGCCACGGAAATCAAGTATTCCAAACAGCGGAGCTACACCACGGTACACGCGATGCAGGTGGCGTGGGAGGCCGGGCTGGACGACCTGCTGTATGTGATGAACGCGATTTGCGACCTCTACGACCTGTCCCCGGACGGAGCGGTCGAAAAAACCGTGACGTGGGGCGACGGCGTTTTGGAGGACACCGACATCGAGTATCAGCGCAGGTGGGCTATGGTAATGGCCGGAAAGATGCGGCTGGAAAAGTTCTACGCATGGTACTTCGGCTGTTCAGAGGAGCAGGCCCTAGAATACATCCCGCAGGCGGAACCGCAGTTCCCGCCGGAGGAGTAAGGAGGGGCCTATGCTGACACCCGATTATCTCGCTCACTGTACGGACTACCTATTGGGTATCTACGATGAACTTGACAGAGCCATCATCGCAGACATCTCACGCCGGATCGTAAAGACCGGGGGCATCTCACCGACGGCGGAGCACCAAATCGACAAGGTGCAGCAATCCGGGCTGCTGCTGACAGACGTGACGAAGCAGGTGGCGACCGTTTCCGGGCTTTCTGAGGAGGAGGTCAAGCGCCTTTTCAACGAGGCCGGGATAACCGGGCTGCAGAACGACGCTCTTCCGCTGATCCTCGCAGGGAAGCAGACGGACGTGCACCTCTCCCGGCAGATGGAGCTGCTGTTACAGGCAAACATCGCCAAGACGAACGGAGACATCCGCAATTTGACGATGACGACAGGGGCGACGGCCACGAACGCATATTTGGAGGCGGTAAACGCAGCATTTATGAAAGTTCAATCCGGGGCATTCAGCTATGACAAGGCCATCCGGGACGCGATAAAGGCCGCAGCCATCGACGGGAATTACGTTTCCTATCTTTCCGGGAAGAAAGACCACATCGACGTGGCCGTCCGGCGATCTGTGCTTACAGGCATGAACCAAACAGCCGGGAAATTGACTGAAATGTATGGTGCGGAGATGGGCTGCGAGTATTACGAGACATCAGCACACGCCGGAGCCAGACCTTCCCACGTAGAATGGCAAGGCCGGGTATTCAAAATCGAGGGCGCGACCGCAGATTATCCGAACTTCGAGGACAGCACCGGGTACGGCACGGGAGAGGGCCTATGCGGATGGAATTGCCGCCACAGTTTTTACCCGTACTGGCCGGGCCTTTCCATTCCCGCATATACGAAGGATATGTTGGAGGCTTACGACGCTCCACGGTACGAGTACAACGGGGATTCGCTGACGGAATATGACGTGTCACAGCTTATGCGCGAGCGGGAGCGGGACATCCGGGAAAGCAAGCGGGAGGTCATCGGCTATCAGGCCGCGATGGACGCAGCGACGGACCCGCAGCTCAAGGCGGAGCTGACGGCGGACTACGAGGCGGCAAGCGTGAAGCTCAAGGCACGGGAGGCCCGATACCGGGGCCTGTGCAAACAGACGAATCACGACCCGGACAGCGCCCGGACAGGCGTGGTTGCAGTGAAGGACAGCAAGGGAAACATCCTCTCCTATGACCGTTCAGCGGCGCAGAGGGCCAGATGGGCCAATACGCGAGCACTCAACCGAAAGTGAAAACACCGACGCAGAGGAGGTAATGATATGACAGCACGGGGACATCCTTGAGAAACGTCCAGAATGGCGCTCAGGCGCTTTTCTGACGCAGGTAGGGAAAACATATATCCGACAGAACAAACCTGCCACACGGGCGCCTCTCGCGCCCCTACGGCATATTCAGATGGGAGAACACCTCGCAGAGGCGTTTCGGCCATTTTTTCTTGCCCTGACGCATGGCATATAAACTGCATCGGCTCCCAAAGCGTGACGGGATATAAAGACACGCATTCCCTTGTGGCCGGGGATATAAACGGCCAATAGCAGACCCGGAGTGAACCGGGATATAAACTAAATCAGCGATACGGAGGAACACACAATGGCGTATGAATTTTTGAGAAAACTTTACGGGACCCCGGCAGAGGGCGAACAGCCCAAAACGATGACCTACGAAGAACTTGAGGCCGCCATCGACGCGGACAAGGGAATTACCCTCGTGAACCTCAAGGACGGCGGCTATGTCTCCAAGGACAAGTTCGACGCAAAGGAAACGGAGCTGAAAGGTGTGCAGGCGCAGCTCACCACGGCAAACAATACCATCAAGGGCTTTGAAGGGCAGGATGTCGAGGGCATCAGGAAGAAAGTATCCGAGTGGGAGACGAAGTACAACACCGATACGCAGGCCCTCAAGGACCAGCTGGCGGCGCAGGCTCGTTCCCACGCTGAGGAGATGTTCTTGTCCGGCTATCAGTTCACCAGCAAGGCCGCCCGCAACGGCGTTCTCGCGGAACTGAGAGCCAAAGACTTCAAGGTCGAGGACGGGACCATTCTCGGAGGTAAAGAGTTCATGCAGACCCTCATGGAGAATGAGGACTACAAGGGCGCTTTCGTGGCGCCAAAACCCGCAGACGACGGCAAGGGCGGAGACAATGGAAACGGAGGCAACGGCGGAGACAATGGCGCTGCAGGCGGCACAGGCGGCCAGCAGGCATACCAGAGCACTTCCGGGAACATCTACACCGGGCAGAGCAAACCGAAATTCTCGGCTGGCACGAACGGCGGCGTAGCTTCCGGCGGTGAGGCTCCTAAGTTCAACTTCGGATTCACACACATCCGCGAGCCGGATCAGCAGAAATAATTATTTTACAGGAGGTATAAAATATGCCCGCACTGAATTACGCAACTGAATATCTTTCGGCGCTGGAGCAGCAGTTTCCATACGTGCTGTACTTCGGCGCTCTGTTTGCAGCGCCGAACAACGGTAGATTCCGCTGGGTCAACTCCCGCGTTATCGAGATTCCGACTATCACCACAACGGGCCGCGTGGACGGCGACCGCGACACCATCGGCGCTCGCAAGCGTAACTACAACAACGCATGGACCCCGCTGACCCTTGAGAATCACAGAACGTGGCAGACCCTCGTTCACCCCCGCGACATCGACGAAACCAATCAGGTCGCGTCCATCGCCAACATCACACGCGTGTTCAACGAGGAGCAGAAGTTCCCGGAGATGAACGCCTACCTCGTGTCCAAGGTCTTTGCGGACTGGACTGGCAGCGGCAAGACCGCCAACACCACCGCGCTGACCGCTGACAATGTGCTGGAAGTTTTCGACCAGTTCATGCAGGAGATGGACGACAAGCGCGTACCCCGTCAGGGCCGTATTCTGTACGTCACCCCGGAGGTCCGCACCCTCATTACCAATGCGAAGCAGATTTACCGCCACATTGACCTCAAGACCACTTCGAGTGCCATCCGTCGCGGCATCACTTCTATTGATGAGGTTGAAATCCCCGCTTCTGTTCCTTCTGACATGATGAAAACCGTCTACGACTTCACCGAGGGCTGGAAGGTGGACGATTCTGCGAAGCAGATTAACATGTTCCTCGTTCACCCGCAGGCGGTCATCACCCCCATCAGCTACGAGTTCGCGCAGCTCGACCCGCCTTCTGCTGGATCTCAGGGCAAGTGGGACTACTTCGAGGAGAGCTTCGAGGACGTGTTCATGCTGCCTCACCGCAGCGATGCCATCGCGTTCAACGTCAAGGCCGGAGCCTAAGAGAGCGCCGGATGAACAGTGACAGCAGCCCGTCGGGAAACAGCGCCCGGTGGGCTGCTTTCGTAAAGGAGGACATACCACGATGCTGAAAGCAAGGAAGAAAAACCGCGTCGTCCGCATCCCTGATGAAAAGGCGGACGAATACAAGAAGCTGGGCTACGCCATCACCGATGATGACGGCAATACCGTCTATCAGCCGGAGGACAAAGACGCGATCATCGCGGCCCTCCGTAAGGAGAACCAGCAGCTCAAGCAGAAAATCACGGAGCTGGAACTGGAACAGGCCGCAGCCGATGACGGAAAGACGGCCAAGGGCAAAGCCAAAAACAAGTAATACCGGGGAGGTGTGCGTATGACTTATGCGACATACGATTATTACACCAATGATTACTTCGGGACGGCGCTCACGGAGCAGGAATTTCCGAAGTACGCACGGCGAGCCT